CCCTGGTCCGTCGTATTGAGTAAGTTCATGTGCAGGGCCACCAAGGCTGCATAGCTCACACTGTGTGACTTCTTGAACGTGTACCCACGCGATTCATCCCCATCCCATACACTAGAAAAAACTTCTGCCCAGGGCTTTCTCTGCAAGTGTGCCTTGCCCGGTCTAATAACGGAAATAAAAGCAGCCATCCTAGGTATCGAGTCGGGCTGCATTGCTGCCAACAAGTCCACATAATTTCCTATATGCACTAACTGAGAGGTCCAGGGTCTGTCTGTCCACAGTCTTGACCATGGAGGTGTTGCTGACAACATGGCGTCGTAATGTGCAGGATCTTGGATCAACTGATACACACTCATGTTCAACAAGTCAATTTTAAAGTAACCACGCTGTTCTGCAGTTTCATAGTCTATGGCTGCACAGCCGTGTTCTGGGTCTTGTGGAATGTCTGTTATATAGATTCCAGAATTGTGTCGACGCACCTTGCCGTCCACAACTTGCCTGGCAGGTGTGTGTTGGATTAGTTCCAATATCTTTGAACGATCCGGAACGTCAATGTCAATGTCTGCGCTCATGTTCTACACAATGCCACAATGGTTTTTAATTGTTGTTCGGACTCACGCACAGCATCCAAGGCGTCTGCCACAGCAGGATACTGTTCGGCCAGACGTCGGGCTTCTGCTTCTTCGTCACGCCGTTTACTCACCCAGTCAAGTAAAAGTTCAGCGTCAGGAGTCAGCCCAACATAGTACTGACCCAGATTAAGTGGTTGCCAACTGGTACCGTTGTACATTTCCAATCGTTGATTGTTGGTGTTGTACTGTAATTGTCCAACACTCATGTAATTACTGTTGTTGACATAGTTACTGCCAGGGCCGCCGGTGACTGCCACATACTTGCCAGTTTGATTAATATTACCTATCATATTTGCCTCATGTGTTAGTTTAAAATAAAAGATTGGTATTTGTCAACGGCATCTTCCCAACTGTTGATACCTGCATTGGCTTCGGGTGTGAGCCTCACACTAATTGCCCAACGCTCTCGTTCACGCACAATAACATTGTGCGGATATGTAACATTGACCAGTGTCAATTGATTGCCAATACACACCCTGGACAATTCATAATCCTGTATCAACTTCATGTCGTAAAGTTTGGTTTTTATACCACTAGCAAGAGCAAACTCACCAACATCTTGTGGTGGGTCATACCATACCATGTCACTGTCATCATTGGCGTCCAAGGTCCAATTTAACCCATATAATGTTGGCCTGAAATCACGAAAAGTGTCAACATGTGCCTGTGGATGAATATAGTGCGGAGTTCTGTAAAATACATTGCAACTTCCCACTTCAAGTCCAAGTTCTTTCATGTATGCCAACCACGGTGCAGAAAATAAATCATGCATGGTTTGATTATTGAATAGACAAAGGCCACCGGGCTGTCCAGCAAATGAACTGTTATTATAAAATTCTTTGAAATCAAATTCTTTCTTTAGCGCATTTTCAATACTGATGTTTAATCTATGCCAAGGTTTATTGTAATTCATGTTACCATCCTGCTTGTTTCAGTATTTCTTTTGCGTATTCAGCATCTGCGGTATAGTCAGAAAACTTTTTCTGCCACACATCCGAGTCTATATAGGGCCATATCATTGAGACCTGATCGGCTGTGAGTTCACCTAGAAACTTCTGTCCTGACTCTGAATTGTATATCACCCAAGGACTGATGCGTCCGGTTGTGATGGCATGACACATGGCATGTGTACTGCCATAACGCAGACAATCATGAGCAGGTGCTGAATGTTTCTCACTCCAGTCTATGCCAAACTCCACTGCTCGTGCCAAGGCATTTGCCACTGCTTCTACCTTTAGATAGTCCAGCAAGTATTCAGTGTAGATTTTGTCACTGCCCCAGTGGTCGATCTTTTTGTTGTGTTTCAACAACCACTCAGTGAACTGTCTGGGGTTGATGGCCCGAGTGGCCACACAGTACCTACCAAATTTTACAAAGGCTCGGTAGTACGGTGAGTCTGCAAAGTCATCAAATGTTTTGAGTCTAGCTGAGCCCTGTGCAATCTCATAGAATCGCAAGTATGATTGAAAGCCCAGTTCAACACCACGTTCACTGCGTTCTTGGCGGCGGCGTTTGGGCTCACACAAATGCACCACAAGACTTTCTGCACGTCTGAATGTTTTCTTGCAGTAGCCGCAAGTGAGTTCACTTAGTGTCTCTGCCATGGTCTCGGATGTATTGATCAAGTTCTTTCTTTGTGGTCATTGAAGCCAGCATGGCTATTTCATCTTCTTTGTATGTGGGAAATAGCTCTGCCAACTGCTTTTTAATCGTGCTTGCACCTGCGCCTGCTTCTTTTTTCTTGGGCGAGATCCAGTTGTGTCTGGGTGTGCCCATGTCTGGACTCACTGCTGTGGCGCACAACCATTGCAGTTCAGGATGTCGATTGATGTTGAAAAAATGTTTGTTCAGTCGTTCGTTGGTGGAGATCAAATAAAACTCTTGCAGTTCTCTTGAACCTTCTACACAACTGGCCCAACGAATCATAAGATAGTTTGAAAACTTCTTGCGTTCCTCGTCTGTGAGATCACGATAGAAGTTTCTGTTCTTGCGATCCAGTTGTCGCATCTCATTGGCAATGTTTAGTTTGTCGCTCATTTGTCTACTTTGATTAGTCGGTATATCATTATAGCACGTTCTAGGGCGTCTTGTAAAGCAGGATTGGTTTTTGCTAGTCGCCGAATGTCGCCCCACATTTTATCTTCACGCATATGATCAACCAAGGGCCTGCCATCACTGGTGCGCTTATCGTAATCAATGTGATGACCAGTTACCGGATCATAACTGTAGCCCATGAGTTCTCTGGTACTGGGGTCTGCACCCCACTCACGTGCATACACTTCATTGCCCACACGTTCATAAATGAGAGTGGCCCCTGGCTTAAGAGTTCCCATACTTGTAGCCATATTGATTGTGTGCCCAGCGCAGGAATCTTTCTAGTCCCGCCTGATCTTCTGGATAACTTTCCAAATAGATCTTGGCCAAACGATTGATTGTTTCAAATAATTGCGGTTCAGTATAAGGCATATTACCAACTCTTGTTGTAGTCTACTATCTCACAGTTGCGACTGATGTCTTTGACAAAGTACACACAGTCAGGATCTGGATCATCATTGAGTGGCACAGCCAGTAACTGCCCATTCTTTAATTTGGGTGCATACCAGGATACCTCATGATACACATCCAAGATTTCAATGTCGGGAAAACTTGGACGGAAACTTGTGAGTGGATTGAACTGAAACACTCTGAAGCCACGGTCATTTATGGATGTTAGTGGCAACACTTCCAAGTCGCCCACTTCAGGCTCGCCTATGAGTATTTGCCAGTCCATGGGCATCTTGATGGTGTTGGTTCCAATGCGTAGTACCAAGGCAGGTGCATTGAAGCTCTCTAAAAAGATTAGTGGAATGAAGTGATAGTCTGGCTCTTGTGAGTTTGAATTGTCTAGTATGGCAAACCGCATGTCATCTACTTCTTCAGGCAGATGATCTAGGTCATAATGAATGTTGTCTAAGGTTAATATTCGCATGTTGTTATAATACAGGGTTGTGTGGCAAATGTCAACCTATTTTCATCCAGTCCAACTTCTCTTGTGTGAATGGATAGGCAGCTTCCTTGTAGAACTGTTTGCGCTTGGTCAAGTGACGCTTGGCAAATTTACAAGTTGATGTCACGTCCCAGATTTGAACATGGTCCTTGTCTTCTGCTTTGCGTATGCCACGACCGATTGACTGAATAACCCTAACAAATGACTTGCCAGGCTCAACAAGGACCAGATTAAAAATCCTAGGAATATTAATACCCACGGCAGCGACGCCATAAGTTGCCACAATAATTTTATCAACCGCATCTGCTACCTCATCATATTCTGCTTGTCGTTTTGTTCCTTTGGTTGCGCCGGAAACAAACACTGCTTTTTCTCCCAGCCTTGCAACCAACTGCCTACCGCACTCGGTCCGGTCCACCAACACAAGGGTGTTGCCGGTTTCGTTTACTTGCCGCACAAGATCTGCCATGGTATCTAGTCGCCCTGACTCTTCCAGCAGGTATTTGAGTTCGCTTTGATAGTCCTTGTACTCCACGTGATCAATTAGTTGTACAATGTTCACATGGCAGTTGGCTAACACACCTTGCTGTTGCAATTCACTGGCACTGAGCTTGCCTATTACTGGACCCAGGCTCACCAGCAGGGCTTGACTTTCAAACTTTTCTTTGGGCACTGTTCCGGTCAATCCCCAACGAATTGGCACTGTCGACATTACCCCTGTTAACAAGGTTTTCAGTGCATCTGCCTTGGCCATGTGTACTTCGTCAACAATAACGCAAACAACATCTTCAAGAAACTCACCAATGGTGCAGTCGCCTACCCCTGCTTTGGTGTTCTTCAGCAAGTTGTTTAGGCTTTGCCATGTGCATATGGTGTGCTGTCGTCCGTATTCTTTTCTGTCGCCAAAGTACACACCAACATCTTGTTGCATGTTCTTGTAGTCTGCTTCGGTCTGGGTCACAAGGCTCTTGTTGGGCACAATAACGATTGAACGTCCATAAGGTGTGATAGCATTGCTCAAGGCCGCTGTCATGATAGTTTTACCTGCACCTGTGGCCACTTCCTGTATGCATTGTGGATTGGCCAGGAAGTTGTTGACAATTTCCACTTGATAGTCACGCATCATAATGGGTTGGCCTGCGGCCGGATGTGTCCGGGGCCAAGTCACATGTGCAAAACTTGTTTCAGTTACTTGTTCAAAGTTGAATGTGTTTGAGTAGTCACGTTGGTCATCCAAGTCAACATCATAGTTGAGTCGTTCTAAGATGGGCATGATCTCGGGCAACAGGTTTACATAAGTTGATCCACCCAGTTGGAAGTAGGCCACTTTGCCATCCCAACGTCCCAGTCGCACTGCTGGCAAATAACGTGCAGCCGGGTTTTCATATTTGAAAGCATTGACTAAGGCTTTTCGTGCATCCAAGTCCAAGCCTTCAATCTTGATGTTTACTTCGTCTTTGATTATTATAGTTGCCTGTTTCATATTTTATATATTAATTTTTTCATTTGATTAAAAGTCTCAGGGAATTGTTCAAGATCAGTACAATGAATTTCATATCCGTGCTCTCGCAATTTTGCCTGCACATAAACTTCATCCAAAAATGTCTTACAAGGATTTAGGCACAATGATGTGTCAACCGACACAAGATCTTGGACCCATTGATCAATTTTCAGTTGAGTGTTTTGATAAATTTGTTTTTTTAAAAAAATTTCGTGCATATCAATTAATTTTTTTGTGTCTAGATTTAAATCTAATATTTGACAGAGTTTTTCAACCACTGTAACAAAGTCTCCAAAAAAATCTTGCGCAGATATTGATGCTACACATTTGCTGTTTAGGTAAGTTTCCCTGTCATAATTTATTTTTAAAAAATCCAAAAACACAAAAGAATGATACTCACGCAAAATCCATTGAGGAATTGGTTGGCTGATATCTTCAATGTTCCATACTGTATATAACTTTGATTTTAAATCTTCGTGCCACCATTTATCTTTTAAAAATCTGTCAAGATCATGATTGTAGAATTTATGAAACTGATTGTTGATATAATCAAGATAATGGTCAGGTTCAGGAACGATTGTTACAGTATCTGTCGGACCGTCATAGATATCGCCGCCGCCAAATGAGTGTTGATTTATGATTTTTGTTTTGCAATCGCTATGTGTCCAAAATGCATGACTGCTGCCATTATGATCTAATTCAAAATTGAAATTGGTAGTATTTAGATTGGTGTAACTATACAAACATCCAACCAAATAATGTCCATAGCACCCTGGAGGAAATAAAATTTTAATCATAAAATAATCAACTTTGCGTCATACAGAGTTTTATATGTATCTGGCCAACTCAGGAAACGTTTGTTTGAAATTCAGTTCTCGGTACCGGTCGTGTTCATTCAAATAATGCTTAAAGTCTTCAAAATGATTGCTGTGATCTGTATTGTCGACTAACCCTGCCCAGGCTTGCACTTCAGGATATTGACTGGTTTTTAATTTATCCACTATGGCTTGCCGGGCAGACTGATACCAAACAGTGGGAGTCATGTGTACGGGCTTGTGTACACGACCCAACCAAGGCGTAGGTAGTCCTGTATTATAACACCAAGAAAAGAATTCGTCAAGGTAATAGATGTTGTATGCGCTCACTGTATGGCTCACACTGAGTCGAAAATTCAGCAGTTTTTGGCACTCCAAGTATCTCTGGATATTGGGTTGTATTTGATTCCAATCTCCTGGATAGCGAATATAGTTGTAGCGTTGCCCCACACCATCTATACTCAACTGCATGTCAATTTCTCGGAAGTGCTGCCACAAGTTCCACCATTCTGGATCAGGCCATGTTGTGACATTGGTGGTATAGTGCAATGTGATATTGCTGGCTTGGCGAGTATCTATGTAGTGTTGTAACAATGCTTTCTGTTCTGCAACACCACTGAGAAAAGGTTCACCACCAGGTATGTCAATGTGTATCAGTTGCGGTGCCGATTGCACAAAGTCTTGTACAAAATTATCTTTGTAAAAATGAAAGTTCTTTACATCTTTGAGATAAATGGTTTGATATTCATGTCGCCAACGACTGCTACTGAGAGGACTACATGTGATACATGTGAGATTGCAAATGTTACCAAATGCAATACTGGCTGTGATAAAACCATGTTGTTCAATATCGTAATCAGCGTAATGGGATTGCCAACGTTCAAAGTCCAATTGCCGTTTGCTTGGGATGTTGTTTTGTTCTTCAATCTGGCATCGTGTACAACCTACAGGCCACTGCCCTGCACGAAACTGTTGTTGTATTGATTGTAAAAAGGCACTGCCGCGATAATCGTGTACAGTGTGTTCACCAATATTGAATTTTTGATTGTAGGATTCGGTAAGAAACTTGCAACAAGGAGTCATGCTGCCTACAGGACTGATGTCAATATTGGTCCAAGGAGAAAAACAAAAAGTCATATGTTACATTGTCTCATATGTCAACATTTTAAGTTGTTGTGTTGACTCAGGGAAAACATCAAGTCCGTCGCAACGAATTTCAAGATTGTTTTGTCGTAACAACTGCTGTATGTATGCTTCATCAAAAATACTGTGCAATACTATTTTGCTATTGATGTCATTCAGTAAGTCACTCACATACTGCTGACATCTAATTTGAATGTTGTGGAATTTTTGTGCTTTTAAAAAATGCTCATGTTGTTTTTTTATTGTATCAGCATCAACTGTAAG